CCTTCCAAGGAAGCAACTTTGTACTTGGTACAGCCAAGGGTGACGCTGACATACCAGTGTTTACTGGAACAAGTAACTTTGGACAAGCTGTTACAGCAGTACAAGGTACAGACTACACGGACAAGATCGGTAACTGGATACGCCAGACTGGTAACGTTGTATTTATGGATATGCCCTTCCAGATTGGTGACAACTCTAATGCTACTACCTTCAGTGACAACGGGCTCACTATCGTTAGCCCAGCTAGTAATAACGCAGCAGACCCAAGGTTTCAGCTAACTGATCAAGCTATGCAGGTTCACTTGAACTTACGTGACTCTGCCTCTGATACTTGTGTTATGACAGGTACTTACTTGTGGGGAACAAGGGCAGCTTTTAACTTCGATCAGTCGAACGCCTCTGGGACTAATATAGCTGGTGCTACCTTTAGAGGTATGGGAGACTTCACTATAGGCTCTTCTGCCTCTGGTGCAGCAACCTTCGATAACACTGGTGCCGTTAAGCTGAGTAATCAAAATGTATCTATTAACAACTCTACTATCTCTAACACTCACGCATCTAATGCATTACACTTTACGGGAGGGCCAATGGACATATCTGGCATTCGCTTTGAAAACTACTCTGGTAAACACGCCATACTTATTGATACTGCTGGTTCGTACACTTTGACTGACGTGTTCTTTGACCAGACTGGTCTCAAGGATATTGAAACTACCCACACATCGGGTACCGTAACCATCAACCTTGTCGGAACCACAGTAACTCCAACAATAACTAACACAAGTGGGGAAACAGTTGTACTGAACTTCCCTAACCGTGTTCTTACGTTAAATAGTATTGTTGCAGGATCTAGGATACTAGTGACAGACACAACAAACTCTGTTTCACTCTTCAATGAAATACCTAGCTCTGCTCCCTTTGTCGGATCAATAGCATCTGCGGGTACTGATGTAAACTTGTCTATAAGAGTCCGTAATGGCGCTGTCCCTTATAAGACCTTTGATACAACAGCTACTTTGGTTAAAGCAGGTGTTAGTATTAACGTGAACCAAGTTTCAGACGTATAAGGAAGTAACATGGCAATCAGTATAAACTTCTCAACTAAGGTTATTACTGTCCTACGGACTGACATGACCTTAATTCAATCAACACCTACTGAGATTAGGCAGTTAAGTATTGACCAATTCAGACTGGACTTGAGAGACCTTGAAGACGGTTTCTCTGGTATCGCTTTCGATGATACGCACTTACGCAATCCGTCAGTGACAGTTGGTGGTGTTATTCTGGCTAGTGTTGTCGAGATGATCAACAACTATACGGTAACATTTGAAGACGGTCAATACGCGGTCAACTTAGCTGGTGCTAACTCGAACATCGCAGACGTAGTTAATGTGAACCAAGTATCTGTACGTTCTGCTAACTCTGCTGGTCTACAAGACCTTTCAACACTTCTTACGGCTGCCTATCAAGGTCAAGTCGTGTTCTCTACTACTGGTCAAGCAGGTACAGCCATTCCAGTAGGTACTCGCGCCACACCTGTTGATAACTTTGCAGATGCAATCACTCTTGCTAATAAACTAGGTATTCGTCGCATCCAACTTGCTACATCCGCTACGCTACTATCAGGTGCTAATGCTCAGGGTAAGGTTTTCGCAGGGGATAACGCAACAGTTGATACCCTACAGCTTAGATCAGGTGCTGACGTAACCGACTGTGGATTTGAGGATCTTACTATTGAGGGTACTCTGGATGGAAACAACATCTTTAGGAACTGTACTTTAAATAACGTAAATTACGTAAACGGTATTCTACAAGAGTGTTCACTGACGGGTACTATCTCCGTTGAAGGTTCTGCACAAGCTAACGTCATTAACTGTTGGTCAGGAACTGCTGGTATAGCGGACGATCAGCTAGTTACGATTGACATGGGCGGCTCAGGAAACTCTTTAGCCCTACGTAATTACTCTGGTGGACTAAAGATAATTAACTACAGTGGTGGAGGTGCTATCACATTAGACTTCTCTTCTGGTCGTGTTGTAATAGATTCAACATGCACAGGCGGTGGGATAGGTATTCGTGGTGTAGCTGACGTTACGGATAACAGCTCAGCTGGTTGTACTGTATTAGACCAAACAATTAACTCAGGACTAGATGTTATTAACAACGGTGTTAAGAACGCATCACTTCTGATACCACACACCGGGAACATAGCTTAATGCAAATCAAACGACTAGTAAACGATAAGGTACTCTGGGATTCTTTCTGTGAAGAACTAGATGAACGTATCACCTACTCACAGAAGCAACTAGAACAAAGGGATGAACCCTTGGAGCTACACCGCCTACAAGGTGAAATCAAAGCGTTACGCAGCCTTAAACAGCTTCGTGATAAGGTTAATAACTCTAAATCGGAGACATTCTAAATGAAGAAGATGTATGAAGAAGGTGGCCTAGCTACCGACGGTATGAACGTAGACCCTGTATCAGGTAACGATATACCTGTAGGCTCTAATGCTGAAGACGTACGTGATGACGTAGATGCTAAGCTATCCTCAGGCGAGTACATTGTACCTGCTGACGTAGTTAAGTACATAGGTGTCGCACAGTTAGAGAAGCTAGTTGACAAGGCTAAGGTTGGCCTCGAAGACATGGAAGCTAATGGTCGTATCGGTGGGGCCCCTGTAGCCGATCCAGAAGAAGTTGTAATGACTCTAGGTGGTGACTTAAATACACTAGATGGTTACGCTACAGGTGGTATGGTGCCTGGTGCAGATATTGACGGTATTATTAACCGTGTTAAAGCTGCTGCTGAAGCAGACCCATCTATCATCAACATGTTGAAGTCTAAGGGTATCTTTATACGAGCCCCTGAGATAGGTAAACCTTCAGCCCCTGCTGCGGCACCTGCTGCAGTTGCTACTCAACAGAAAACCCCTGGCTTTGCGGAAGGTGGTGTTGCTACACCTAACTTCACTTCTAACTTTAACCCTTACGCGTACACCCCTGGTTTCTCTGCTAACCCAGCCGCTACAGGCTCTCCAGTAGCTAACCCTTACGCACCTACCCCAGTTGCAACAAACACCCCTACGTGCCCTCCTGGACAGGTCTTTGACCCTGCTCAGAACATGTGTGTACTTATACAGAACCCTTTATCTAATAGTAACGTAGACGTTGGTGAAGATCCTAACGAGGGAAGTCAAAACAGTACCACTGGAAGTCAAGATATTAACTCTGGCTCTTGGACTAATTCGTATGACTACACTAATACAGAGTCCCTCATGGATAGCGTCATGACGACTATTGGTACTGGTGAAGAAACTAACAAAGGAGTACTAGGGGGTGTTGTAGGCCTTGCATCAAGCGTCTTGTCTAATACTCCTATCGGTAGGATTGGTAGTGTCATCGGTAAGTTTGGTGCAATGAATAACGTTGCTAAAGCCCGTGCCTTCTCTATTGTAATGCGTGAGAATGGTGATAAGAAAGCCGCTGATAAGATTGATAGTCAGTTAGCTGATTACATAGAAACTAATAAGCTTAAGGATACGGGCCTTATGTCTGGTGAGAGGTATGCTAAGACTCTTAGAGAAAACGGTGATATATCGAGATTTAATGGTGGGAACGTAGCTGGTCTTTCTACAGCAAAAGATATGGTTAGTCAGCCTGCAGCTGTTCAACAAAGTTATCAGGATTATGCTGATCTTGGAAACGACCGTGATAACTCATGGGAGGGTGGCCAAGTCGCTTCAAACCAAGACGCACCGTCTAACGACGTATCACCTGGGGATCGAGCACAGGATGCTGCTGACAGAGGTGGCTACGGTATGGCTACTGGTGGGCGTAACACAGGGGGTCTAGTCGATCGTAGAGTAAAACTTAAACCTACAACTTCTAAGAATAAGAAACCAACTAAGAAAACAACTAAGAAAACAACTAAGAAAGGTCTAGGGTACAAGTAAGCCCTAGACTACCCCTCCATCAACGATAAGGCTACTCAGCTATAAGCTGGCCCCACATAAAGGAATATACAGTGGATACTAAAGCATACTCAAACCGTGGTTCTAACTACGCCGTTAAACAAGCTCGCATCGATAAAGAAGAGAAAGAACTAGCAGAACTAATGGAAGAACAGGCTCCATCTGAAGAAACTGAGGTAGAGGAAGAGGTAGTCGTAACTGAGGAGGCTCCCGTAGAAGACACAGAAGAAGACACTGAGTCAGACGAGAAGCTCTCTGGTGAGGAGAAGTCCTTCAAGAAGCGTTACGGTGATCTACGTCGTCATATGTCTACTAAGGAGAAGGAATGGGAAGCCCGTTTTGCAGCTCTTGAGTCTAAAGATACTACCAGTGTACGTGCTCCTAAGTCCGATGAGGACATCGAGGAGTGGGCCCGTCAGTACCCAGATGTAGCTGCTATCGTTGAGACTATTGCTGAGAAGAAGGCTACAGAGAAGTTCGCTTCGGCTGAAGGTCGTCTCCGTGAGTTCGATGAAGCTAAGGAAGAGGCTGAACGTAATAAAGCTGAGATAGTTATCCGTAAGTCTCACTCCGACTTCGATGACCTACGAGCTGGTGATGAGTTCCACGACTGGGTTGAAGCACAGCCTAAATGGGTGCGTGACGCTCTCTACGAGAACGCTGACGACCCTTTAAGTGTTATCCGTGTCATTGACCTGTATAAGGTTGATAAAGGACTTACACCTTCTGATAAGAAGTCTCACGCTAAAGATGCAGCTAAGACTGTATCCAAACGTACACGTACAAAAGTAGATGCTGACGGTTCTGAGTCAATGATCAAAGAATCAGCAGTAGCTAAGATGTCTGATAAGCAGTTCGAAGATAACTACGAAGCTATCAGCGCAGCAATGCAATCAGGGAAGTTCATTTACGACATCTCTGGTAAAGCACGATAATAGCAATCATCCTCAATTACTCCTTGACATCAAGGAATGAGTATGCTATAACTGTAAAGGTCATGTAAGCCCCATTAGGACACCTTACATGGCCCTACAGTTGACCTTATGGTCAGAACTGAACACTAATAATCTTTAAGACTTACCTGATTAAGTACAGGCCCTATTGGAAGATGCCGCAAGCTGACTCCATTTGCACCCTAGAAAGATATCAGCCTCTTAGACGGATTGTAAAGGTTCGCTTAACTGAGACACATCTCCCAACTATCATATAACAAAGAGACTTGTGTCTTTACTTATCAAGCCCAACATCCTTGGAGGATATTCTAATGGCTTTTACTGCAGCAGCTGGTCACAGCAACCTACCAAATGGTAACTTCTCTAGCGTTATCTACTCAAAGAAAGTACAACTTGCATTCCGTAAGAAGTCCCTTTCTAACGATATTACTAACTCTGATTACTTCGGTGAAATCGCAGCTCAAGGCGACACTGTTAAGATCATCAAAGAACCTGAAATCTCAGTAAGCTCTTACGCTCGTGGTACACAGATCGCAGCACAAGACCTTGATGACGAAGACTTCTCTTTGGTCATCGACAAAGCCAACTACTTTGCGTTTAAGATCGACGACATCGAAGAGGCTCACTCCCACGTCAACTTCATGGACCTTGCTACCAACCGTGCGGCTTACCGCTTGGCTGACCAGCTTGACCAAGAAGTATTGGGTTACTTGTCAGGTTACAAGCAGTCTGCCTTGCACGCTAAGGGTGACACTGTTAACGATGTAGTCAATGGCACTGTTGCTGTTAGCACAGCTGGTACAGATGAATTGTTGACTTCTATGAAGTTGATCAAAAGCTCATTTGGTAACATCACAACTGGTGGTGCTGCTGATCACTCGATCCCTGTTGCTGCACGTTTGCCGGGTGCTACTGCCTTGCCAACTACCCACGTGTCTCCTGTCATGTTGATTAACCGTATGGGTCGTCTCTTGGACCAACAGAACGTTGACAAAGATGGTCGTTACGTCGTAATTGACCCGATCATGATGGAAGTCCTAATGGACGAAGATTCACGTTTCCTGAACGCTGACTATGGCGATTCAGGTGCGCTTCGTAATGGTCTGGTGATGAGCAAGTGGAATGGTTTCCGCGTATACGTCTCCAATAATCTGCCTGCTCTTGGTGGTGGTGCTGGTGTAACTGGTACATCCAACACAAACACTGACTTCGGTGTTATTGTAGCTGGTCATGATTCTGCTGTAGCAACTGCTGAGCAGATCAACAAGACTGAAACTTACCGTGACCCAGACAGCTTTGCTGACATCGTTCGTGGTATGCATCTATATGGGCGCAAGATTCTACGCCCAGAAGCAATTGTAACTGCTAAGTACAACTTGGCTTAATTAGACTGGGCACCCTTTACAAGGGGGTGCCTTCTCCTCTATAGTCATATCTTTGAAAGGATTACAAAATGGCTCTATCTTCATCCCTCAAGTCTAAGGCCTTTATGGTCGAAAAGACAGTAACTCTTGGCGTTGCGTCTGGTACTACTGTTGGCCCCCTCGTTGGTGCTAACACTACAGTCATCGCAGCTGGTATTGAGTTTATCACTGCAGCTGGTTCGGCTGAAACATCAGCTACTGTAGCTATCGGTGACGGTGTAACTGCTAACTTGGCAGCTGTGGACATGCAAGCACAATCTGCTGGTAAGATCCTCGGTGGCGTTGTTCCTAGTTACGTTTCTACAAACGACACTATTGACGCTGTCTTGTCTGTTACTGGTGCTGGCCTTGTTGCTGCTACCGTTCGTATCTGGTACGTAGGCGTTGATTGCAACGAGAACACACGAGTCGGTGCTGAAGTTGCACGTGACCTAGCTTAATAACTAACTAGAGGTCCCTTCGGGGGCCTCTTACCTGTTTAATATAAAGGAATCTATCATGGCTTTTATTGCTGATGTTGTCTTTGACAGCGGTCTATCAGAACTCGATACTAGTGGTATACGCTTAGACATTACGTCTCAAGAAGCCACTACGTATACTTCTGCAACTAACACACATACGCTTGGTAACGATACCGTAAACACTGGAGCCCCTGAAGCAGGTGCTGTTGACGGTCGTCGTGCTATCGTACCTGCAATCACATCTGGTACCGTAACAGGCACTGGTACTGCCTCACACTGGGCCTTAACTAACAACAGCGACACTTTGTTAGCTACAGGTGCTTTGTCATCTTCTCAAGCTGTTACGAACGGTAACACCTTCTCATTGGACGCTATCTCTATCACCATCCGTGACGCTTAATAGAGCCTCGGGGGTATGGCTGACCATAACTTAAGAGCAAGCGGCTATGCCATTTACGGTTCATCTTCTTACGGAGGTGAGCCGTATGGTGGTAACGTACGTTCTTTAGTTGAGGTTAGCGCCCCTGTCCTTCGGGAATCCTTTAAAGCGGTATCTCTCGTATCTCTATCTGAGGTAAGTGAACCTGCAGCAGCTGTACGTAGTGTACTTACGGTAAGCAGTACTGAGACTTTCACCGAGGTAAGTGGTCCTACACTTGATCAAGTACAAGAACTAACTTCTACAAACACTGAGTCTGCTACACTAGTTGCTAACCCCGGTATAGCCCAAGCACAAGTATTAGAAGCTACTAAGACAGAGACTTCTACACTAGTATCTAACCCTAGTGTAGCTCAAGTACAGTTACTGGAAGCTACTAAAACAGAGACTTCTACTGAAGTAGTAACACCAAGTATAGCTCAAGTACAGTTACTGGAAGCTACTAAAACAGAGACTTCTACATTAGTATCTAACCCTACTGTAGCCGAGGTACAGGTCCTTACTCCTGTTGGCCTTTCGTCCTCTACTGAAATATCTAACCCAGATGTAGATGAGACTAATACATTCGATGCTACTGATGTAAGTTCATCTACTACTCTAACACTGGCAGCGATATCTCAAGTACAGGTTATTAGTGCAAGTAGCATTGAGTCTTCTGCTGAAGTATCTAACCCAGATGTAGATGAAGTACAAGTCCTTAGCGCTAATAAGCTTGAGTCTGATGCTGAAGTAACTACTCCTACTATTACTCAGGTTCAAGCTCTACTTGTTATTGAAACTAAGGCTGAGGGTCAAGTATCTAACCCCAAGGTCTTTGAAGCACAGGAACTAAATGCTACTAACTCTGAGTCTGCTACTGAAGTAACTAACCCTAGTGTAGATCAAGTACAAATACTTGGCGCTAATAAGATTGAGTCTGATGCTGAAGTAACAACACCAGCAATAGCTCAGGTACAAGCCTTTAGTGCCTTTGTTGACTTAGAGCTTATCACGCAAGTCTTTATACCTAATCTAGCGCAGGCACAAGTACTAGACGCTACAAACATCGAGACTGCTACTGAAGTAGAAGAACCAAAGGTATTTCAAGGTAATTTACTTGATGCCACTGACATAGAGACGGCTACTGAGGTATTAGCACCAGCCATAGATCAGGTACAATCGCTTGAAGCTAATAAGATTGAGTCTGATGCTGAAGTAACAACACCAACAATAGCTCAAGCCCAAGTCCTATCTGTTATTGAAACTAAGGCTGAGGGTCAAGTATCTAACCCCGACTTAGATGAAGTACAAGCACTTACTGCTGTTAGCTCTGAGTCTTCTGCTGAAGTAACTACCCCTAGCGTAGACCAAGTACAAATACTTGGCGTTAATAAGCTTGAGTCTGAAACTGAGGTAGTAACACCTAGTGTTTCTCAGGTACAAGTCCTTAGTCCTTTTGTTGGCATAGAGCTTTCTACTGAAGTGTCTACCCCGTCCTCGGCTGAGTCATACGTACTAAATGCTACGGACACTGAGTCTGCTACTGAAGTAGAAGGACCAAAGGTATCTCAAGCACACGGACTGGGTGCCACTGACACCGAGTCTTCTGCTGAAGTATCTAACCCTTCCTCAACAGGGGAGCAAACACTAACTGCTACTAACCTTGAGTCTTCTACTGAAATAGTAATACCAACCATAGCTCAAGTACAAGTACTAGACGCTACTGCTCTTGAGTCTTCTACTGAAATAGTAGCACCTTCTATAACTCAAGTCGAATCCCTAGACGCTGCCGACATTGAGTCCTCTACCCTAGTATCTAACCCAGATGTAGATGAAGTACAGTTACTTAACGCAACTGACATTGAGTCATCTACTGAAGTAGTAATACCCGGTCTAGCTCAAGTACAAGTACTAGAAGCTATTGCTCTTGAGTCTTCTACTGAAGTAGCTAACCCAGATGTAGCTGAAGTACAAGCACTTACTGCTGTTAGCTCTGAGTCTTCTACCGAGGTAGTAGCTCCTGCTATAGCTCAAGCACAAACCCTTAGTGTTGGAGGCCTAGAGTCTTCTACTTCGGTGTCTAACCCTGACGTAGACGAGCTCCAGACACTTGATGCTACTGACGTAAGTTCCTCGACTACCCTGACTATTGTAGAAGTAGGGCAGGTTCACACTCTAGTTAGTGTTGCTGTGGAGTCATCCTCTGCTACAACGGCACCTAGTGCTAGTATAACCGCACCCCTCTTGGCTGTTTCTGTTGAATCTAATACAGAAGTAACGACTAATAATGTAGTTGTATTATATAACTTTACCACAGTATCTCCTTCATCTACTTCAGAAGTAACAACTAACACCTTAGGTGTCCTACATAGACTCGCATCAACCAATGTTGAATCTTCATCTGAAGTAACTCAAAACATTATCAGTATTATTGGTAATGACATTGGTCAGACGGTATACGTTCCTTATGAAGATACTAGCCTCTACGTAAACGCTTATGATCTAAACCCACAAGTCTTTGTACCTACGAACGATAGACTACTACTGGTACCTGCCATTGACCTAAATAGAACTGTGCACGTACCTGCGATGAATACCAGTGTAACTGTCGGGCTGCAGGACTACTCTAACCAAGTCCTAGTCTTACACTCGAACCAAACAGTACTCATACCCGCCGAGAGGAAAGCAGCGTAATGAAATGGCCTTTTAAAGACCCAGATGAGATACAGGATTACTCAGTAGACTGGTCCCGCTTCCTTGGTACAGATACAATAAACTCAGTAGCTTGGTTCGTTAAAGCTGCCGATGGGACTAAGACAGCTATAGCTAATAGTGGGACTGTTGATGGTCTTACCCTCTTTGGTAGTGGAAACACAACTACAGTAGCTGTAGCTCGTTGGTCAAACGGAACAGCTAACAAAACGTATAAAGTAACATGCGCTATTACCTACGCTAATGTATTGGTAGCTGAGCGTGTAATACAATTACCAGTTAAGGAGAGATAAGAATGGCTTACAACTACTTAGAATTGGTAAATGATCTAAACAGGCGTGTTAATGAGACTGAACTAGCTTCTGGTGACTTCCCAGCAGCTACTGGTTACTATAACACAGCTAAAGACGCTATCAACTCCTCTATCCGCCTACTGAATCAAGAGGCTTTTCAATGGCCTTTTAACTATGGAGAGCAAGAAGATACGTTGACAGCTGGTGATCTGCGTTACGATATCCCATCTAATGCTAAGACACTCGATTACAACACCTTCCGTATTAAACGGGATGCTACCTTTGGTAATGAGACTGTACTACTTAAGGCTATGAACTACGAAGAGTATCTTGGTAAACACATAGATGATGAGTACAATACTGATGCAAGTATCCGTGGCGTACCTCGTTATATTATCCGTGCTCCTGGTGACCAGTATCTAATACACCCGTCCCCTGACCAAGCGTATGCGCTCGTGTATGAGTACTACTCACTACCTGTTGACCTTATCCTATTCTCAGACGTACCTAGTGTACCTGAAGCCTATCGCCACATCCTTGTGGACGGTGCTATGTACTACGTACAGATCTTCCGTAATGACAATGAGTCAGCTAATATGTCTTTGTCTAAGTTCAAGGAAGGTATTAAGAACATGAGAAGTATCTACGTCAACCGTTACGATTACATACGAGATACACGTGTAGCTGGTCAAGGTTCTTTTGCCACTAACGCACGGGTGTCCTAATGGCTACGGGTTGGGAAAGCTTCCCTATAGAGCTAAAGGGTGGTCTCATAAGTAACATGTCACGCCTGCAGCAGGGTATCAAAGCTCCTGGTTCTGCTCGTATCTTAACTAACTTCGAGCCCTCTGTTAAGGGTGGCTACCGTCGTATTGACGGGTTTGATAAGTACAGTTCTTTAAGTGTACCTGTTAGTGGTTCCTCTGTCGCACAGGGAAGCAGTCAGAGCGGTACAACATTAGTAGTAGGTAACTTACATAAGACCCCTGTCGTAGGGGACACGTTTAGTGTCGCGGGAGTTAATGGTACCTACACAATAGCCCTATCTGGTATCTCCTATAGCGCAACTAATAAAGAAGCTACACTTACTCTTACAACATCTCTTGATTCGTCTCCAGCTGATAAAGCTGCTGTTACCTTTAACAACAAGACATCCCTAATCACAGGTCTACACTACTTCTTCAACTCCAGTACCTTAGCTGCAACTACACTGGCCGTACGGGATAACGTACTGTTTGCAGGTGCTGGTAATGGTTGGACAAACGTGTCTGCACCTAGTTATGGTAGCGTACTAGTAAATGGTGCTTCCCAAACGGGTACAACACTCCTTATTGATGCAGTTGATAGCGATACGTATGTACCTCACATTGGGTCTACTTTCTCTATAGTGGGTGTCGAGAAGGTCTACACAGTCCTAGCTACATCTACAATAACTGCAGGTTCTGGTTCTTTAACAATCTACCCTGCCTTAGCCTCTAGCCCTGCTGACGATGCTGATATTACATTCATTGGCCTATCAGGCTCTAACTCTTCTAAACAACGATTCCATGACTTTAACTTTAGTAATCTAGAGCGTGTTGCTTTTGTAGACAGCGTTAACTACCCTACAGTATGGGACGAGACCAATGGTTTAACTGTTATTGATACTAACACTGATCTTTTGGGTGCAAGCTCTGTATCAATCTTTAAGAATCACATGTTCTTTGGTGTTAGTAACAAGTTAATCTTCTCATCTCCTTTCTCACACACTGACTACCAATCTGGTAATGGCGCTGGTATCTTTACCTTCCCCTCTGATTTAACTGGTATTATTGTATTTCGTGAGAAGTTGATTATCTTTACACGATCATCTATTCACCAGTTGTCAGGTAATAGTTCTTCTGACTTTGCTATGGCTGACATCTCAGATGACATGGGTTGTGTTGCTATCGATACAGTAGCGGAGGTTGGTGGTGACATCATCTTCTTAGGCCCTGACGGATTACGTTTCCTAGGTGCTACTGCTCGTATTGGTGACTTTAACTTAGCCCTTGCTTCCCGTAATATACAAGATGATGTAACGTCACTAACTGATAATACTGAACACTTGACAGGAACAGTTATTCGTAATAAGTCTCAGTACCGTATATTCGGGTTTACCCCTGGACTCAATAAGTCTGTTTCTGCTGGTTTCATTGGTACTCAGTTTTCTGATCAAGAAGCTACAGGGTTTAACTGGGGTAAGACTTTAGGTATTAAAGCGTACCGTACTGTATCCAAGTACGTAGCTGGTGTCGAGGTGATTCTCTTCTCAGGTGAAGATGGTTATGTATACAAGATGGAGTCAGGTAACTCCTTTGATGGTACTGCTATCTCAGCTTCTCTCTATACACCTTTTATGGCTATCAACGACCCTCGTGTACGTAAGACACTGTATAAGGCCACAACCTATTATGACCCAGAAGGGAATGTAACAGGTACACTTACCTTTAAGTATGACTTCCAAAGACCTGACGTTATACAACCTCTTACAGGTGGCGGCTCCTTCTCTGTCCTAGGTTCAGCTATCTTTGGTACATCCTCTTATGGGGGTGATCCTGAAACAGTCATCGAAACACAAACTACGGGATCATTCTTTACAGTATCCCTCCAATACGAGTTCTCGACACTAAACGATCCTCCGTTTGTAGTTGATACAGTGCTGCTCGAATACGCAAACAACGATAGGAAGTAAGATATGGGACAAGGTTATATACGTAATGATGGTGCTAACAACATTGCTAACGGTAACGTAATTGATGCAGCAGACCTAGATGGTGAGTTCGATGCCATTGTAGCCTCTTTTGTAGCTGCGACTGGTCACACTCACGATGGAACTGCTGCTGAAGGTGGCCCTGTCACCGTGGTCGGCCCGGCACAGGAGTTTCTAGGAGACGGTTTAGCTTTTTACCCTAAGAATGATGCTACGCTTGACCTTGGTAAAGCAGCTGCTTCCTTTAACGTAGCCTACGTAGAGAGTATCAATCTAGCTGGTACTAGTATTACAGCTTTAGAACAGAACGCTGACGTAACAGATGCAACTAACGTACAGGCTGCTGGCGCACTGATGGACACTGAGGTCACGAACCTCACTCAGGTCAAAGGCTTTGATACCACCGACTACGCTACATCCACCCAAGGTTCAACGGCAGACGCAGCACTCCCTAAGGATGGTGGGGCTATGACAGGGGCTATTACAACTAACTCTACCTTTGATACACGTAACGTTGGAACGGATGGTACTAAGCTAGACACTGTAGAAGAGGGTGCTGATGTAACAGATACACTTAATGTAACTGCTGCTGGTGCTCTTATGGATACTGAAGTAGACGCTGACATCAAGACACTTGTATTACCAGCTTCTACAACTATCTCCGCCTTTGGTGCTACTCTTGTTGATGATGCTGATGCTGCTGCTTCACGTACTACACTAGGGCTAGGTACAGCCGCCACCACAGCCGCTACAGACTACGCCACAGCAGCACAAGGTACTAAAGCTGACGATGCCCTACAACCAAGTAGCACACTAGACGCCTCTAAGCTTTCAGGAACAGCTGCAGCTTTTAACGGTTCCGCTATTACTAACCTACCTGCAGTGCTAATCACCTCTGCAACAGGCTCCGCTACTCTGCCTTCTGGTACATCCGCACAGCGCGATAATGCACCTGCTAACGGCTACCTACGCTTCAACTCTACTACTGCATCCTTTGAGGGTTATATTGGCTCAGCTTGGGGGTCTATAGGTGGTGGAGCAACAGGTGGTGGTAGTGATTCAATCTTTACTGAAAACGGACAAACGATTACTACGAACTACACGGTTGTATCAACCGTAAACGCAATGACTGCTGGACCTATTGACATTAACGCAGGTATCACAGTTACAGTTGAAACAGGCTCAAGATGGGTGGTTGTATAAATGGCTATTACACTAAACGGATCAACAGGCGTCGCTGCAACAGCGCTTGAAACACTAAGCACGTCTGGAGATGTGGGATACAGACTTGGTTATAACTCTGGATCATCTGCTTTTATTCACCGTGATAGCGCAACAGGTCACTATCTTCTGCAAGCAGATGAAACAGGTTCTTCATGGCAGATTCAAACGGACAACGGGGCTGGCCCAGTAACACATCTGGAGGTTGATCGTTACGGTAATGTTGGGATTGGCACGAGTTCGCCTACTGAATCTCTACATATTAACGGCGGAGCGTTGGGCCTACAGAATGGTTCAAACGCAACTATCACGGGTAAAAACCACCCAGTAGTATACGCAACATTAGGGACTGGCTCCGGTTTGTTTAGTGGCTACGGGAATCTCGTAATACAAGCGAGAGATACGGGTACTGCTTCGGATTCTAATATAGTTCTAAGTACGGGTTCGGGTTCACCGGAGCGTATGCGCATCAACTCGTCAGGCAAAGTTGGAATTGCTACGGATGCCCCCGATGCACTTCTGAACGTCGGAGGGACGGGCACCGCACTAGGCGGAACCGCTGGTAATGAAGTTAAATTACTTACGTTAGAGGTCGCAAGTGCCAACCGAGACCGACTCCAGTTTACTTCTGAGCGCATAACAACAGGCACAGACTGGGAGAGTGCTGCTCACCGGATTCAACGCATGGTTGATGTCACTACAATGGGATACATGCAGTTTGGGCACGCAGGCGATGATGGAGACCTGATTAGCTTCGGTAAAACCAACGAAGAGTTCATGCGTATTGCAGGAAACGGTAACTTGATTATTGGCAAAACTGCTGAAAGCGGCAATACCGCTGGGCATTTCTTTAGTTCGTCTGGCTACGCACGGGCTACTAGAAACGGCTCAATGTCCCTATTAAACCGACTTACCAGTGACGGTTCTGCGATAGACTTCCAGAAGGACGGCACAGGTGTTGGCTCTATAACAGTCACAGGTTCAGCTACGGCCTACAACACTTCATCGGATTATCGCCTAAAGACTGACGCACAGCCAATGACAGGCGCATCTGCTCGTGTCCAAGAACTGAACCCAGTAAACTTTGAGTGGCTATCTAATGGCACTCGTGTTGATGGCTTCCTTGCACACGAAGCACAGGCAGTCGTCCCAGAGGCTGTAGTAGGTACTCAAGACGCAATGAAGGACGAGGAGTATGAAGTTACTCCAGCGGTCCTAGACGATGAGGGTAACGTAACAACAGAAGCCGAAATGGGTACTCGTAGTGTACCTGACTATCAGGGCATTGACCAAAGCAAACTTGTACCTCTTCTAACTGCTGCCCTACAAGAAGCACTAACAAAGATTGAGGCTATGGAAACACGTCTCACAGCCTTAGAGGAATAATTACATGAGTACTATTAACGTAGACATAATATCAGACTCTGATGGCACTGGTAAGCCTGACTTTTCTAATGGATTGACTAGTAACGGTGATGCTAACTTTGGTGACGGCGACAAAGCCATCTTCGGTGCTGGCTCAGACCTCCAGATTTATCATGATGGGTCTAATAGTTATGTCGCAGAAGGAGGCACTGGAGACTTAATTCTTCAAGGCGCTGGCCAGTTACACTTGAAGAATAGTGATAATGACGAATATTACGTTATTTGTAATGACGATGGTGCGGTTCAAATTCGCCACGACAACGCAACTAAGTTGGCAACTACCAGCACAGGCGTAGACATCACGGGTACTTTGACCAGCGATGGGCTGCTTGTTCAGTCGACTTCTGGTAGTACAACTGGGACAATAAGGTCTGACGCTGGCTCAAACTCAGTATTATATCTTGATACGCAAGACACAAGTTCCGCTAGTTACATAACAGCTAGTGGGTCTTTAGCTATTGCCACGGGTTCTGGCACACCAGAGCGTTTAAGGGTGGACAGCAGCGGTAATTTGCTGGTGGGTACTTCGGGGACTAATTGGCAAACTACCGCAGGTTTATATGCGTTTAATCAATCAGCCTTAAACGTAACCAGAGGCGGTGCGGAGAGCATGAACCTTAACCGTCTAACCTCAGACGGCGACACCCTCAAGTTCCACAAAGGCGGCACCGCTGTAGGCTCCATCTCAGTTACAGGTTCAGCCACAGCCTACAACACATCCTCAGACTATCGCCTAAAGACTGACGCCCAGCAAATGACAGGTGCATCTGCCCGTGTCCAAGCGCTAAACCCAGTCAACTTTGAGTGGCTATCCGATGGCACTCGTGTCGATGGATTCCTCGCACATGAGGCGCAGGAAGTCGTCCCAGAGTGCGCTACAGGTACTAGAGACGGCATGAAGGACGAAGAGTATGAAGTTACTCCAGAGGTACTAGATGATTATGGTAGCGTAACAACAGAAGCCGAAATGGGTACTCGCAGTGTCCCTGACATGCAGGGCATTGACCAGAGCAAACTTGTACCTCTGCTAACCGCTGCTTTGCAAGAAGCATTAGCCGCAATCACTGACCTTAAAGCTAGGGTCGCAGTACTAGAAGAAGGAGAATAAGCCATGAGTAAGATAGCACTAACACCTAATGCCTCTGGCACTGGTACATTCACACTGGCTTCACCCAACAGCGACACAAACAGGACGTTTACGTTACCTGATGCGAATGGTGATCTGCTTACCAGTAATTCATCTTTAAATGCAGCCAAACTAACAGGTACAGCTGCTGCTATTAATGGTTCTAACATTACTAACTTGGCTGCAGCCAACCTAACAGGTGCCTTACCAGCTATTGGCGGTTCTAACCTAACTAGCCTTACTTCATCTAGCCTAACAGGTGCCTTACCAGCTATTGATGGCTCGTCCTTAACTGGTATCGTAACTGGACGGACCTACGCAACCCAAGCCAATACCACATCAGGAACAGCTTTTGACTTTACGGGTATTCCGGCTGGTGTCAAAGAGGTTACGGTCTTATTCGATGCTTGCAGTGTGTCGGGAGGTTATGGAGTCCCCTC